CCGACCTGGGCGCCCTCTTTGGCCAGCAGCCGCAGCTCCAGCCGGATCATGGCGGTGGTGTCGAGGGGCTGCTGGACGATCAGCGGCTGCTCGGCCGGCGGGATGTGCTCGATGGCCAGGATGGCATCGGTGCGGATCGCGTGGACTTCGTTGCCTTCGCAGGTGAAGCGTGTGAAGTCGTCGTCCTTGGCGCTGGCGTAGTTCTCGGCATTGAGGATGTGGCTGGAGGTGCCCCAGGCGGTGCGGATGGTGACCTTGTATCGGCTGGTCATGCTGCTTCCTCTCCGGGTGTGGGTGGTGCGGGCTGGTCGGTGGGTTGTTCGCGGCCGGCGGCCAGTTCCAGGCTGGTGCCGATCTCGGCGAACTCGGCCTGGATGGCGCCGCTCTTGTCGGCCATGTTCGCCAGGCTGGCCATGATCTGATCACGGAGGCTATCTGCCTGGCTGCCGAATACGTTGACTACGTTGGTTTGCCCCGGTGCGGGGGTTATCTCCCGGCCTTGCGCGGCGGCCTCGCGGTCGAGGATCTTCAGGACGATGTCGGCGGCACGCGGGTCAGGACGGGCTGTCGTGCCGGTGTCGTCGTCGATCACGAAGGTGCCCAGCGCCAACGGCATCCAGGAGCGCTTCAGCTCGCGCAGCCCGTCCAGGTACAGGGCGCGGGCCGTCTCGACGGTGGGGCCTTCCTCGGTGGCCCGGCGTTCCAGGCCACGCTGGAGGATCTTCGTCACCGAGGCAGGGTTGACGCCGATCTGCTCGGCGATCTCGCTGTTGCGCCGGCCGAGCACGAGCATCTCCAGGGCGACCCGCTCGCGCTCGATCGCGGAGTCGCGGCGCATCCGCTGGCGGGTCTTATCCTTGTGGTGCGGCACCCGGTTCCTCCACCTGGAGCGTGGCCAGCCGGCACGCCTGCTGGTCGCAGTGGATCGTCCATGTCATGGGCGTCGGGGGCGCCATCTTCACGCCCTCGATCATCCCGGTGATGACAGCCTCGTGCCATTGGCGCTGGGCCACGTCGCGCACGCCGGCCCGCCACAGCTTCAGCGTCTCGTCATACGGGCGCAGTGGTGAGCGGCCGGGCGGGGCGATCCGGGCCAGGTACTGCTGGAACCAGTGGTCCGGCATCGGGGGCGGCTTCACGGTGCCTCCAGTTCGGTGTGGACCGCCACCGGGGCAGGCGCGCGGCCCAGTTGGTAGGCGTTGAGGATGATCGGCTCCACCCAATCCCCGACGGTCCCGCCGTCGGGGAACTTGGTGGCGGCCAGGAACTCCTGCTCGAAGGAGGTGACCTCGGCCTCGACCGACGCCAGCTTGGCCTTGATGCCCAGCGCGAGCGCCCGCCACCGCTGGCGGGTCAGCAGCTCCCACGCCTGTTCTTGCGCGGCCGGGGAGCGCTGGAGGCGACGGGTCGGCGAGTACTTCACGTCCGGGTGATCGCGCGGGGGCAAGGTCAGGCGGAACTCCACCTCGCGGTCGCGGTACACGAAGCTGATCACCGCCTGGTTGGTGTCGCGGTCCCAGCCGTACTGGAAGCGTCGCGCGCCGAAGCGGACCAGGGTGCGCTCGATCTCGGCGCGGCTGCCGCTGGAGTCCACGGTGGTGTCGCTGGCGTAGGTGGCCACGCCTCAGCCCTCCCTCTTCAGCCGCAGGATCCCGGCCCCGGTGACCCGGTGGTGGCCGCCGGCTGTGCGGGTGTACTCCTCGCGCTTGACCTTGCCGGCCTTGATCCACCGCACGACGGTCTTGGGTACGACGCGGAACAGGACGGCCACCTCGCCGGGGGTGTAGAGGGCATCCGGGTCGATCTTGTCCGATGTGAAGGTCATTTCGGGCACCTCGCCTTACCGACCTGCTCCAGCCGGTCCAGCCGTGCCTGGAGGCGGCCCTGCATCTTCAGCAGCTCCTGCGCCAGGCGGCGGCCGATCTCGCGGCGGTCGATCGCGTCGTGTTCGGGGAACCAGTCGTGCGCCAGTCGCTCCAGGGCCTCCCGCTGGCCGGCGGTGTGTTCCACGGCCAGCATGGCGGCCTGCGAGCCGACGTACTCGATCTGCTCCTTACTCGGGAACGCCGGCATCTCCCACCTCCCTGCCGGACAAGCGCTCCAGGTGGAACGTGCCGATTCGCTTGCCGTGCCGCCATACCGTCCCGGTACCGGCGGCGCGGTCGGCCAGCAGCAGCACGTCCGCCCCGGCACCAGTGCTGCGCGGGTCGAACACCCCGACCCCCTTCAGGTACGCCAGCACCTGCGCGGCGAGCTGCACCTCTCCGGTCGGGTCGTCGTCGGGCGGCGCCTCGACGTAGACCAGGGTGGGCGCGATGCCGGCGTGGACCCTGCCCACCGGACCGGGGAACGTCACCCGGTACCCGATCCCTGACTCAGCCATCACTGCCCTCCTTCCAGCTGGAGTTACCGAAGGTCCACCAGCCGAGGTAGCCCACCACGCCCGCGTACACGGCCGGGATGATGCACGCCAGGGCGAGCTGCTGGCTGCCCAGGGCGGCGGCCAGGAAGAAGCCCGCGACGGCGGCCAGCAGGGCGATCAGCGACGAGTACCGCAGTACCGCGACCAGGTGATCCAGCGAATCGTCATTGATCTTCTTGATTCGGCTCATATGTGCATTCCGGTACTGTGCCGGCCGTCGTGCTCGGCCTTGCGCTGCTCCATCAGCTTCTGCACCTCGTCCGAGGGCGGCTCCAGCACCTCCACGAAGGACCAGTCCGTGGGACCGTAGACCGCGCACGTGGTGTCTTGCAGCTCCTCATCGAAGGTGCGCAGCATGAGGCCGCTCTCGCTGTTCTCCAGGGCGATCAGCGGCGCCTCATAGTCGCGCACACCGGGCCGCGTGCCGCCCGCTCCGGGCTTGCCCCAGGCGTCCTCGCGGTGCAGGTGCGACCAGACGGTGACCTTCATGCCTATCCCTCCAGGTGGATCGAACTCGTCCGTGTGGGCGAGTGACGAGGGGCGGGCAGGACTCGAACCTGCTCCTTGCGTGGGGCTGAAGATCCAGCTACTCCCGTGCGGCTCTACCCGTTGAGCTACCGCCCCGTGCTCGGCCGTACCGCCCTCCTGCCCGAAGGCGTGACGCCGACGAAAGCCCTTGATCCCGTCGGTGCATCGGATCGGTACGGTACGACCGTTTAACACAGCTCCGGGGGTCTCCCCAGGGCGCCGGAGCCGTAACCGCCCGGGGAGTCGAACCCCGATCCGCACCGCACCGGACGTATGCCCGGCCCGGCCGTCCGACCCGGCGAAGTGCGCGCCAGGGAGGCGGTCCAGCGAGTACACCGGCAGTGTTCCGCCAGCTCCCGCACGGCGATTACGTCGCCACTCGCACCCACCCCACGGGGTGAACTTTGGGTGCCCTGCTTCGCGTTGCCGCTCCGCTTTGGCTAGACCACGGCCGGGCGCAGCCGTCACCCGAATGGGTGAATCCTTGCTACGCACGCGGCCGGGGAGTCGAACCCCAGCCGGTCGCCTACGTGCCCTCGCGGGCTTCAGCGCCCTACCCACATCCGCGTACCGCCAGGACTAGCTCCTCACCTGGCCTCCGACGCGCCACGCCTGCATTGCGTGGGTCGGTGGTCGGCGCCGTCGTCCCCGCAGAGCGGTTGCTTGGCGCCTAGTCTTCGTCGAGCACCGCCGGTATGGCTGACCCGACGTGGGTACCGCCGGAGGCTTGTCGCCCCCCTGTGCTCTCACCGGCCGCGAACCCGGCGTGAGTCCACGGTACCGCGTGGGTGTCCTGTTTACAACTCCCTCGTACGGCATGTCCCGTCCATCTGGAGCTACCGCCGCGACCGGCCCACGTGCTCCCGGTGCTCCCGCATCGTGGTCAGCCGGGCCTTGATCTCCCTGTCCTTGCGCTCCAGCGCCTCGCCGTGCCGCGCACAGTGCCACGTGCGACCGTTCGGCCCGTTGCGCACCCTCGTGGCCGGGCTCGGGTGGCCGGGCGGCCGGGGGTACGGCTCCTTCTCGTGCTCGATCAGCACCTCGACACAGGTCGAGCACGCCTG